CTCCAATACTAAACATCTGGTTTACTGTCCCACCTGTCGATAGCTCATTACTTACAAGTGTACTAATGGGTATGTTAGGCTTAGGTGCTATGCGTACAGTAGAGAAGACTAAGAACGTACAGAGAGAAAGATAATGCCTATATCGCCGATAGACCAACAGCAAGCCGCAACAGGTGAACAGTTTTCCTCATTGGCTAGTCCTTTTGATAAGGACTTTAGCGGCTTTGGTGGTATTGATTTAGACCTTAGCGATTTAGACATGAACGCTTTACGTGAAACTGTTGATCCTACACCAGCGCCTACAGAGCGTGTCCCTACAACTGCTTCTACTTCTGGTTTGTCAGTACAAGACTTTGGCGCACAGCCTATGTTTGAAAGCCCTGATGAAGCCCTTGCTAACTTTGGTAATGTCTTTAACACGTTAAAAGGTCAAGAAGAGCAAGTAAACAAAGTATACAATTACAACAACTTTGATCCCAGCGATTTTGGTAGGACATCAGTATCTTTACGAGAAGGCAATAGAGCTGCTGGCACAGGGCTTGCTGAGTATGTAACACAGAACGACATACCTCTGTCTAAAATCATAGACGGTGAGCGTAAGTATTTAACAACAGGTAATCCACAAGCCAATGCAGAGTTGTGGAAAGACGGGTTTGTCGGTGGTGATCTTGTAGCTACTGGCCCTGTAGGAACGTATTCAACTACCTTTCAGAAAGATAAAAACCTACTTGCTCAAGTTGCTTCTGATCCTATTCTTGGACTAGCGGCGAACTTTATTCCCGGAGGTACTCTAGCGTTAACAGCAGCTAAAGCTGCCAGTGGTGAGTCACTAAGCCCTGCTGACATCGTTACTCTAGCAGTGCCAGCATTGACTAAAGCAGGTATGCTAACAGCTCCTCAAGCGGCTGTGAGTGCGGCAGATGCTGTAGACGGCATAGCAAAAGCCGCAGTCGAGGGAGTAGGTATAGCAGGTCTTGGTTATAATAACTCAGTAGCTTTGATAAACGCAGCAGCTACAGGCGACCCTACATCTGTTGTGACTTCGTTAGTTGGTAACACTGTTCTAGATAAAGCATTTACAGGTATTGAAGACGGAGCAAGAATAGGCGGTCTTTTCCAAGCTGACGATTTAAAAACTGGATTGACTAAAGTAGTTGAGAAGGTAGCTAGCGGTGAGAAGTTTGACGATGCTTTATTGGCAGGCTTAGGCACTTACGTTAAAGAAGGCGGTACTTTAAGACTTCCTACTCCAGACGGTTTTGATTTAGACATTGATTTAGGCGTTATTGAAGACATTGTAAAAGCTGCTGTTAAACCTATTGAAGGTGTCGTAAAAGCTGTAGGCAGGGTTGTTGATGATACATTGCTACAACCTGTTAAAGAAGCTGGCGAAGCCGTTGGTGAAGTATTAGAACCTGTCGTAGAAACAGTAAGAAAAGCTGGCAGTACCTTAGAAGATGTTGTCAGACCAATAGGAAGTGTAGTTGATGATGAGCTACTACAACCTGTTAAAAAAGTAGTTGAAGCAGGTGCTAGTGCTACAGGTGATGTTCTATCGGCAGCAGATACAGCCGTTAGAAAAGGTGCTAGTGCGTTTGACGATGCTGTTATACAGCCTGCTGGCGATGCTTTGTCAGACTTAGACACAGCAATTAGGCAGGCATTGCCCGACATAAACGGGCCAGACATAGATTTACCAGATGTCAACTTACCTAATGTTAACCTGCCTCGTTTTAACTTAGACTTAGGTGGCTTACTCACTAGCGTTATACAAGCTGTTCCACAACTAGCGCCTAACAGAACCACAGATAGCTTGTTTAAAGACGAGTTGTTTCAATTTCAAACAGAGATTGGCGCAGACGTAGAGCCTATAGAGTACGTAGACTTAGGCTTTAGCGACCCATTCGAAGAACAAACATTAACACAAAGGTATCCTTTCTAATGACTTACTTGCAACTTGTCAACAGTGTATTACGTAGGCTCAGAGAAGAAGAAGTCTCTAGTGTCTCTCAGAACAGCTACTCTAGGCTTGTAGGAGAGTTTGTTAACGATGCTAAGCGTACTGTAGAGGACTCTTATGACTGGACAGCCCTACGTACCACATTAACTGTCTCCACTACTACTGACACGTTTAACTACGTTCTAACAGGTTCACAGAACCGTATGAAGCTGCTGGATGTTATTAACGACACCTCAGACTTCTTCATGCAATATCGTTCCTCTCGTTGGATGGACAATGCCTTCTTAATCGAGACACCGCCTATTGGTTCACCACAGTTCTACAGCTTTAACGGTGTAGACGCTAACGGTGACAACGCTGTTGATGTGTACCCTAAGCCTAGTGGTGTGTTTCAGTTACGCTTTAACGTGGTTCTACGTACGTCAGACTTCACCGAAGACACTGACAACATGACTATTCCCTCCTCTGCTGTGGTACAACTAGCTACAGCATTAGGCGCTAGAGAGCGTGGAGAAACTGGTGGCACAAGCGCAGCAGAGTTATTTGGCCTAGCCGACAGAACACTGTCTGACGCTATTGCTATCGATGCTTCACAACACCCTGAAGAAACTATCTGGTATTCTTAAATGGCACAACAATTACAGAACATTACAGTAGCAGCGCCGGGATTTGCTGGTCTAAACACACAGGACTCACCTATTGGTGTTGATCCTTCGTTTGCTGCTATTGCAGACAACTGTGTTATTGACAAGCTAGGTCGTATTGGTGCGCGTAAGGGCTGGGAAGCTGTCTCTAGCAACGGTGCTGCTGTATTAGGAAGTAGCCGTGGCGTTGAATCAGTCTTTGAGTACGTCAAGAGAGATGGTACTAAAACAGTATTCTCTGCTGGTAACAATAAGATATTTACAGGGACTACTACACTCGCTGAAGTAACGCTACCTGCTGGTTATACTATCACAGCTAACAACTGGAAAGTAGTCAGCTTTAACAATGACGTTTACTTTTACCAGTCAGGACACGTACCTCTACGTAGCGTAGCGGGTAGTACTACTTTAGTTACAGTAACAAACGGTGGTCATACCTCTCCATCAGGTAATGAAATCTTAGGAGCTTATGGCCGTCTGTGGACAGCAGATGTTGTAGGTAATAACTACACAGTGTACTGGTCTGATCTACTTGTTGGTAATCACTGGCAAGGGGGTAGCTCAGGCTCGTTAAACTTGACTCTGGTGTGGCCTACAGGTTTTGATGAGGTAGTCTCTCTAGCAGCGCACAACAACTTCCTAATTATCTTTGGTAAGAAGTCTATAGTCGTATATTCAGGCGCTGCTTCTCCTGCAACTATGGCGCTTGCAGACACTGTAGAAGGCGTTGGTTGCATAGCTCGTGACTCAGTACAACATACAGGCACTGACATTTTGTTCTTGTCTGAGACAGGTGTACGTAGCTTTGGTAGGACTATACAAGAGAAGTCCATGCCTATGCGTGACATCAGTAAGAATGTACGCACTGATTTGCTCTCTCTAATACCACTACAGACTAACGCTATCAAGTCTCTGTACAGTTCCGAAGAAGCCTTCTACTTGTTAACACTACCCGACAGCAACACTGTGTATTGTTTTGACATGCGTAGGCAACTAGAGGATGGTTCTAATCGTGTTACAACATGGTCAAGCATGTATCCACTGTCCTTTGTATCTCTTGAAGGCGGTGAGATATACATAGGCCTAGCCTCTGGTATTGTTAAATACAACGGGTACATAGATGGGACTAACAAGTACGAGATGAGATACTTTAGCAATCCTATGGACTTCGGTAACACTTCTAATCTAAAGTTCTTGAAGAAGTTTAACTTAACTATTATCGGGGGTCAGGGCACACCGACTACTTTAAACTGGGGTTATGACTACACAGCTAACTACACTAAGCAAGCCTTTACATTTGGCTCTAGTAACATTGCTGAGTATGGTTTAGCAGAGTATGACACCACAGGTGAGTACACTTCCTCTATCCTTATCAACACACCAAAGGTTAACACCAGTGGTAACGGTGAGGTAGTAACTATTGGTATCGAGGCAGAGGTTAACGGTGCTGCTTTTTCAATTCAAAAAATCGACATACACGCTCTACTAGGGAGACTTATCTAATGTCTAATTATACAAAGACAACTAACTTTGCTACAAAGGATTCTCTCCCTTCAGGGAATGCCGCTAAGATTGTAAGAGGCACAGAGATCGACACTGAATTTAACAACATAGCCACCGCCAGTGCTACTAAAGCTAACACTGCTGGCCCTACATTTACAGGTACTGTCACAGCCGCCACCGTAAACGTAACTGGTACACTAACGGCTGACACAATTACTGGAGGGTCATACTAATGGCTACACAAAATTCCTTTACTCCTATTAACACAAGTTTTGACCCTTATGCTGGACAACCTGTTGGCGGAGCTATTGATAACACAGCGGCTGTTATTGCTGGTTTATCTAATCAAGGCGCATTTGCTCCTGCTTCTGGCACTCCTGCTTCTAGCTTTGACTTAGGCAGTTTGTTACGTACAGGCGGAGAGTATTACTTAGGTCAGCAAAACATTGAGGGCGCACAGCAGTTAGGCCGTGAGACTCAAGCAGGGGCGCAAGCCTTAGCGCAGGAAGCACGAGCAGGTACAGAGTTTAAACCATACACTGTTACCAGTGGTTTAGCTAATGTTGGCACTACTGCTGAAGGTGGTTTTGATATTAACCTCTCTCCACAGCAACAGGCACTACAGGCTCAGCTACAGGGTCAGGTAGGTGGTTTGTTTAGTCAAGTAGGTCAAGACCCTTCTGTGGCACAAGCACAGCTATACGAGCAAATGAGAGCCACACAGCGTCCTGAAGAAGAGCGTCAGCGTTTAGCACTAGAAGAACGTATGCTGTCACAGGGCCGCTTAGGTCTAGGTTCCGCTGCTTATGGTGGTTCTTCTCCAGAGTTATTGGCTCAAGAGACTGCTCGTCAAGAAGCTATGGCCCGTGCTAACTTAGGTGCGCGTCAACAGTCCCAAACAGAAATGCTACAAGCTGGTCAGTTAGGTGGTATGCTACAGGCCGCAGGTTATCAACCACAGCAGCAAGCATTGTCTATGCTATCGGCTAGTCAAGTACCTGCTGGATTTGCTGATGTTGGACGTAGGACTGGTACAGAGCTAGCTACACAGATGGGCTTAGGTGGACTAGAGTCCAGAATGCAGGCTGAAGACTTAGCTAATCGTTTACAGCTACAGCAAGGCGATGCAATCTTGGGTGGTTTATTTGGTCAACAAGCTACAGCACAAGAACAAATACTTAATAAAATTCTAGGTGGCGATGTTGGAGACTTGGATACTAGCGGTTTACTGACTAGCGGTGTTGATTGGTTATCTGGACGACTTGGATTTTAAGGGGATATAATAATGGCTAGACAAGATATAGCAGGACTTCTCACAGGTATGCCTAGTGGCCGTGCTGACCCTATGGGTATGGGTGGCAACTCATCACAACAACGATTGGCTTTTGGCGCACAACGCGCAGAAGGTTTACAGCGTGGTGTTCGTGGCATGATGGGTGGTGAACGTAACACTCCCGCTGAACAATTACAAATGGCTATGGCACAGTTAGACTTAAGCAATCCCGCAGACCTACGTAAAATGGCTCAGATACAACAGGCTACTGGTGACATAGCAGGCGCTGCTCAGACAGCTTCTAAGATTCAAGCGATGGAACAGGCAAAGGTAGCGGCCACCTATGCTGCAAATCAAGAAGCCCGATCTGCTCTGAGCAGTGATCAAAGAACAGAATCTTTCAATCTAGGTAAAAAAGATAGACTAAAGCAAGAAACAAAAGACGTAGATTTACTTAAACGTCAAACAGCCCAACAGACAAGGTCAGAGAGAAGCCTTGTCCTACAAGAAGAAGCAGCGGCTAGAGAAAAGAAACGCTCAGAGGCTGCAATGACAGATAGAGATACAAAATTAGAGCAGGAGGCCAGCCTGCGTACAGTATACGAGACCCAAGCAAGAGCTGAAGGGAGAGAGGCGCTTGCTGACGCTATAAAAGACGGGCTTAGTTTATCTTCAGTCGCCTCAATTCTTTACACTAAAACATCTACTGCTGCTATTACCGCACCCAAAGGTGCTGAGAAAGTAGCTTTCGAAAAGCTATTAGATAGTCCCCAATTGCAGGAAGCAATACCTGATATATTTCAAGTAGGCTTCGAGTGGGGGAAAACCTCAAGCGATTCAAGAGACCTTATTTTTTATAAGACAAAAGAAATACGTCAACGAGAAGGCAATCGCATAACTGTTGAAGATGCAATGATCCAAGCTCTTAAAGAGGTTGCAAAGGTGTTAACGCCACCACCTGAAGGCTTAACACCAGCAGAGGTAGCAGCTCAAGCAGCATCGTTGAACACTGGTAGTGTAGCTCCTGATGGTTCGACAGATGCCTTTGCGGGGACGGTAACGACTGAGAGTATTAAATAATGGCTGAACCTATTGTAGCATCTCAAGAAACGGTAGGTTTAATGAACACCCCTACCATTGACACAAGACAAGCAGCCCTTGATTCTTTTTTTGCAGATGACATAGCAAAGAAGGCCGCTAAGGAGGCTGAAGATAAGGCTCTTGAAGAAGCGAGGATAGCAGAGTTTGGACAGACGCTTACTCTTGAGGACGTTAGCAAGAGTTTTAACTTGCAAAGGTTAGGGGCTACGTCTGGCGACCTTGTAAAAGATGGTGAACTTATACGGAAGTTTTCTACTGATGACGATGCTGTAGATATTGAAAGCGTTATAACACAAGAAAACATTGACGGCTCCCCTACCTTGCAAGATCTAGATGCTGTTGCTGGTGATTTGATTATTAAAAACAAAAACGGAGACAGTGAGTTTCTTTCAAGAGGAAGAGAAGAACAAGTTAGACAAGGACTGTCTGCGTGGCAGAGAGGAACCAACTATCTCGCTAACGGTGAAATGCTTTTAGAGGCACTGTTCCCTATACCTTCAGGAGCAAAGGCATACACTACTTCCTATGGCTATAGCCCTGTAGCACAAGAGACTATGCCTAAAGGTGGTACACTTGAGGATGACTACGGTGTAGACATTAGCAAATTACCTTTTGAAGAGAGACGCAAAGCCGTTAAGAGAAGAAAAGAAAGACTGGTACTGGCTGCAAACGGACGGATGTTTGACTATAATCCTGAATCTACAGGAGCTATGGTTGGTTCTATAGCCAAGGCAGTTATTGATCCTATCAACTTAATCCCTGCAACTTCTACAGTTAAAGGAGGCATAGCTCTAGGTTCTGCTATTGCAGGCTTTGGAAGCATTGCTGATGATTTTGTTTTCTCAGAGTCAGGTGAGATTGATATGACTAAAGCAGCAGTCTCAGCCGCTGCGGGTGGCATACTTGCTGGCGGTGTCCTTAAAGGAGCGAAAGTATTAGGCGATAGAGGCGCTACGAAAACAATTAGAAAAGCTCAACTAGAGATGGACAAGGCTTTGGCTCAAGGAGCTAACCCGTTAAAGGGAAGAGAGATACTAGAAGAAGCAGGTGTAAACCTTAATAAACTTGAGGCTGCACAGACGC